AAAGAACGCGATCTCGACTTCTTTGAACAAGCAAGGGAAAGGTTCTACGAAGATGAACTTTGAAGAGGACGAAATCAAAATTGACTCCGACTACGCGCCACAAGTCACCGGCGATAAACCTGACATAATAACTGAGCGTCACACAACTCACGGCGACTTCAATCAAAACGCTCAAATCTCCCAGGATTTGAAATCCGTTATTTGCACTGGTGAGAATTGGCAGAACTTAAACTACCGTCAAAAAGAAGCCCTCGATATGATCGCTCTTAAAATCAGTCGTATTCTTTCCGGTCATGCTGACCACGCCGACCATTGGGACGACATCATAGGTTATGCAAGACTTGCAAAAGGAGATGAACCACAAACAAAAATTCAGCAGACAAACGTACCAAACCACACACCACCTGACATGTTTGAGGATTTTGGAATGGAAACTCCCACATACGCTACCATCTGGATCGCTTGGGGCCACAACAAAACAGTGGCAGCGAAGACTCAAGAGGATGTTATTCGAGAGTTCAAACTATTCATCGGCGCCGATCCAGTTGGTGCCATGTGTATACCGTACTTCCCGCAAGTGGATGCGCAAGGGAATAAGATCATCAGGTCATGACAAAGATTATACTCGTTGGTGAGGCTTATGGGGAAAAAGAGGAAGAGCTTGGCCGACCTTTTGTCGGCCCCTCTGGAGGATTACTCAAAGCACTGTGTGCTCAAGTCGGCATTGACTTCTCTCAGTGCTACGTCACGAACGTCTTCAACTTCCGCCCCAAACCAACCAACGACATCAAACACCTCTGCGGAAAGAAACCCGAAGGTATCCCAGGGTTTCCTTCCCTTTCCAAGGGAGGATATGTTCTTGCGCAATACGCCTCAGAATTGGATCGACTCTATACGGAAATTCTCCGCGAGGAGCCCACACTTATCATCGCCCTTGGAGCGACTCCATCGTGGGCTTTACTTCGCACTACTGGTATTAAGTTTATCCGCGGTGCTCCTGTTCTTGCAAACATCCGAGACAAACAGTTCAAAATCTTTCCCACCTACCACCCAGCAGCTGTCCTTCGCGAATGGAAACTCCGTCCAATTCTTTTGGCCGACCTTGCAAAAGCAGCGCGCGAAGCCGAGTATCCAGAAATTCGCCGCCCTCGAAGAGAGGTCTGGATCGAGCCAACTCTGGACGATCTGCACCTCTTCGAGCAACAATATATTCTCCCATCACCAGAGCTGTCTATTGATATTGAAACGGCAGGAGATCAAATCACCTGCATAGGGTTCGCCCCGACCATTGACAGAACTCTGGTGGTTCCGTTCTTCGACAACGCGAAGGCGTCGAAGAGCTACTGGCCCACAATTGAGGACGAATGCAAAGCGTGGAACTGGGTAAAGCGTATCTGCGCACTTCGGAAAACAATTGTGGGCCAGAACTTCTTATATGATATGAACTATCTTTGGAAAGTCTATGGAATAACTGTACCGTGGGTGAGCGAGGACACGATGCTATTGCATCACGCCTTGCAGCCGGAGATGGAGAAGGGACTCGCTTTCCAAGGTTCAATCTATACCGATGAAGAGAACTGGAAGACGGCCCATCGCAAGAAACATAATGAGACTTTGAAAAGGGAAGACTGAAATGAAACTCGTAATTCTTGAGTCACCCTACGCGGGTGAAGTTGAACGAAACATTTTATACGCTCGTCGCGCGGTTCGACATTCACTCACTCTTGGTGAAGCTCCGATTGCTTCTCATCTTCTCTATACCCAGCCTGGCATTCTTGATGACCTTATTCCAGAAGAAAGAGAATGGGGAATTAATGCGGGACTCGCGTGGGGCCGACTCGCTGAGGCCAGCATCTTCTACATCGACTACGGCTGGAGTCGTGGGATGCTCTTTGGAAAAGCAAGCGCCGCGCAAGTTGGTCGGCAAATAATCGAGCGTTTCATCGGCATTAATTTTTCTGAACACTGATGGCCCGCATAATCCAAACAGCCGATCTCACGCCATCAACACCTCTAACTCAAAACGAGAACGACTGGATTTACAACGGCCTCGACACCATGGTCACACTTGAGGTCTTCCACAAAACCCGCTCCTATCTCGATAACATGACGAGCGGCACCTACAGTTTCTCCCGCGACCTCCAAGGCCCTGTTCTCGAAATGACTATGCGAGGGGTTCTCATTGATAAGCATCGGCGCGAAGAGGTTCTCAACCTTTACAAAAAGCAAATGGCCCTCGTCGCCGAACAACTTGATCTTATCATTAAAGACGGTATCGGCCTTTCGTCTATGAATTGGCGCTCAACTTCTCAACTCAAAGTCTTAATGTATGATGTACTTAACTTAACCAAAGTGAGGAAACGAAATGCGCAAGGCGTCTTTGTACCAACGGTCAACCGAGAAGCTCTTGAAAAGCTTAGTGGATACTTTATTGCAGAACCTATTTGCATCAGACTGCTTCTCCTCCGCGATCTCGAAAAGAAAAGACAATTCCTTGAAACGCAGCTTGACAGTGACGGTCGCATTCGTACCAACTTCAACATCGCTGGGACTAACACAGGCCGACTTGCTTCTGCAATGTCAGACTACGGGACCGGAGGCAACCTTCAAAATGTCGATCGTGAACTCAGATCGGTCTTCATTGCCGACCCCGGAATGAAATTCTGTAACCTCGATTTGGAGCAAGCCGATGCTCGGAACTATGGAGCTATCTGTTGGAACAATTTTGTGGACAGCCTCGGCGAAAGAGTCGCGGGTGCTTATCTCGACGCTTGTGAGAGTGGCGATCTACATACCCGCGTTTGTCGAATGGCCTGGAAAAATCTTGATTGGGGAAACGACCCTCAGAAATTTAGAGAGGTGGCTGACCGCATTGCATACCGACAGTTTAGCTACAGAGATTTGGCTAAGAAGCTCGGACACGGAACGAACTTCTACGGTCAACCTCCAACTATGGCGAAACATACAAAAGTCGACAGACCTCTTATCGAAGAGTTTCAGAGAGAGTACTTCCGAGGATTTCCCGTCGTTCAAGAAAGATTTAAGTATGTTCGCAGGGCACTTGCCGACGACGGCTTTCTTGTGTCTTTGTTCGGAAGACGTAGGGGTTTCTTTGGTCGATCGAATGACGACGCTACTTTGCGGGAAGCTATCGCTTACGATCCGCAATCCTCCACCGCTGACGAAATTGACACAGGTCTCATTAGACTCTTCAAGTCTAACCGAGTGCAGTTATTAATTCAAGTCCACGACTCCATCTTGTTCCAATTCCCAGAGGAACAAGAAAATGAAATCGTGCCGTGGGCTCTAGAGCTTCTCAAAGTCAAATTGGCTCTTGCCAAAGGTCGTGAGTTCTACGTGCCGACCGAAGCGAAGGTCGGTTGGAATTGGGGCGACCTCTCTAAAGAAAATTCCGACGGACTGATTAAGTGGAAAGGCGGTGACACTCGTAAGAGAGTTTTCAAACCTCTGAAGTTTTCCGACTTGTTCTGAGGAACGGTTTTGGATTTTGGTGAGCGAAGACTGGCGTCATGGCTTGACGCCTTTTATGACTACACGGAGCAGCTACCCTCCCCCGCAATCTTTAGAAAGTGGGCCGGGATTTCTTGCATCGCCGGGGCTCTTGAGAGGAAGGTTTGGGTAATGGCCTTTCCTGATCCTCTTTACCCCAACCTCTACGTAGGTTTAGTGGCCCCACCGGGAGTCGGCAAGACTATGGTAATCGCGCAGACTAACGATCTATGGCGCACCTTAAAGAAACATCACAAAGGAAAATCATCTTTATCTCGCGCTTCACTTATCGATAGCCTCAAAGAGGCCACCCGTTCCGAGGTCTACATTAACGAAAAGGTCAACACCGTTCTTAACTTTAATTCCCTTCTCATTGCGAGCAATGAACTTGGAGTTCTTCTCCCCTCTTATGAAAACGATTTCATGAGCAATCTTACAGACCTCTATGATTGTAGACCGTATGGCGAAAAGAAACGAACGAGTGAACTCGACTTCGAGATGGACAAACCACAACTTAATATATTAGCCGGCGCTACTCCATCCTATCTTAACAGCCTACTCCATGAAGGCGCGTGGGATCAAGGCTTTGCTTCTCGAATGATCTTTGTCTTCTCTGGCGAGAACACTCGGAAAGAACTCTTTATCGACAAGACCGTCTCAACAATTCCACTTCAGGCTCTCATCAACGATCTTAATGTTATCGGAAAGCTGTGGGGTGAAATGCGTTTCACCAAAGATGCAATCAACGCGATTAACAACTGGCATCTTCAAGGTGGACCTCCAATTCCAGAGCACCCGCGTTTACTCCACTACAACACTAGAAGGACGGCGCATCTTTTAAAACTCTGTATGATCGCAAGTGCGAGCGAGGGAAATTCTCTAACAATAAACCTCGATCACTACAATACCGCCCTCGGTTGGCTTCTCGAAATGGAGCAATTCATTCCAGATATTTTCAAGAGCATGGCTTCTGGCGGCGACATCAAGATCATCGAGGAAGCTTGGTACTTTGCCTACACAATTTATGTGAAAGAAAAGAAACCAGTTCTCGCGGCTCGAGTCCTGCGTTTCATTTCCGAGAAAGCTCCTGCACATTCCGTCGAGCGCATTGCGAATGTGATGGTGAAATCAGGGATATTGCAAGAGCAACAAGAGAAAGCGGGAATGAGTTATATCCCGCAGCCGCCTCGAAGATAAAAAGAGACCCCTTGAGAAAGGGGCCAGTTGGCCTTGAAGCGGCGAACTTCAAGGCTTGGGGTTAACCGCGTAGTGGTGCTCCGAAAGTCTGCCATCCTAACAGTAAAAGCAAAAGGAACAGCAAAACATTTCCGCCGAGTAGATAGTGATTGCCTGGAGCCACAGCATAGCCATAGTAAAGCCCAAGCACTAACCAAATTAACATTAGTATCCAGAACGCCAAACCAAGTGTCATCACTTTCACTCCTTCAAGTTAAGCCTCACAACCGGGGACTCCGATATATTTTAGTTCCGTTGCAATTCTACACAACTCCGCTTGATCCTCGTAGGACAAGGAACCGTTCTGTTTTCGCTTATCCAACAGAAGATAAAAGCGTAGCACCAAAACAGTTATTCCTATATCCCCAGCTTGTTTCTGAAGAACATTAAACTCTTTCTCCAGAACCGGCCGAACCTCCAAGTAATCCGCCGCCGACCACACACCGACAGCTCCTGCAGCTAACACACCAAACGCAGTTATGAAAGCGAGAAGTTTTGTGAACATTTAACCGCTCTTCAAGAACACATAACCAGTGACCATTGTGGATATGATAATTTCCTCTGGACTTAAGTCGGATACGAAGATGCCGTAGTCAATATCAGCACCAAGTAATCGTACAAAGAACCGAGCACTCCAGTACAGCATGACCGCAGCGACCAGCGTATAGCACCATAAACGAAAGAAGAAGGACTTGCGATCAGCCAGCCCCAATTCCTTCTGCATTTGCTTTACGGCTATCTCAGCTTCGAGTTGCTTAATTTCTCTTTCAAGCTGAATACGCCTCGCATCATTCTTCAGTTTTTCTGCTTCGATCAGTAACTCTTTCTTGTGATCCAGAATTTTCGTGAGCGAGGAAATCCCCGCCGTTCCGAGGAAATTAAGGATCATCGGAAGAATAAGCGCGATCACTTTGGCGCTTCCTTAGTGCCAATAGAAATCTCCATGTTTCCTATCTTTGGCGCGTCTTGAGGTGTCTTAGTAATTCGCATCAGCATGTTCACAATAAACAGACCAAAGGTCACGTAAGAAACCTGCTGTGTATTAAGGATGTAGTGCCACGGTACACCTTGCAAAGCTTCTATAAGTATGGTAGCACTAGCCACTACATTAGTTATAATGGTGCCCCAGCCCGGTAGAAATTTTCCAACTATACGATAAAAGCCGTAGAAGATAATTACTGTACCAGCTACTAAAACTACCGCTTCCAGCGCCCCAATCATTTCTGGACTCATGGCATTGGTGCTCCTACCAGTTGAGAGTAGAATGTAGCAAACGCGGCGCCAATCGCCACAAGCAGAGCAACAATCATACCCCACGCTTGCTTGAAACCGTACTTCTTAACAAGTACAATAATCACACCCACTATTGCGACTAAAACTATGAGAAACAAAGCGTTGAGCATTTACTTTTTCCTTCCAAAGATTGCCATTATTAGGTCGATGATTGCTTGCAAGATGCCACGAGGTTTAGGTGGTCCTTCGGGCAGTGGAACATCTGGCGGCAATGGAACTTGAGTTGGCACCGCCACATATTTTGCAGCTTCGAGCGCGCTTTGAAACGTGATAGCGTAGCCTTTAATTAAATCAGCTTTGTCTGTGCCATTCACCACACGCCGAGCATTATAGTAATCGATCTTCGTTACATTATCAGGCGTGACGTACTGGCCAAGCGCCTTGCTGGTGAACCAGCCCTGCCCCATTCCTTGAAACAGAATTGGTGCGGCGATCTTGGGATCGAGTGCTAACTCAAAGTTCTTGAGCAGCGCCCCATTGAGGCGCAATGCTGCATCAGCTTTTTCGTAGTTATAATCCCACGTCAGTTGTACATAACCTCGACCGTAGGCGCGTTGATTGTTGTACTGTGGCAACGGTTTTCCATACTCGTGGCCGTTGCCCTTACCATATTCAGCAATAGGTTGCATCGTCGACGCAGTCTCGTGAAAAGTGGTGGCGAGAATGTAAGCCAACTGACACAGCGGTGATTGTCGAGTCTCGCCGGTAGTCAGAAGAAACTCGAATCCGTCAACCTGACTCTGATTAATAGAGCCCATCTTACTCCGCACCACATCATAAAATTTACTGCGATCCATGCTCTCTACTCCATTTCTGTGGCTGCCTCGCTAAAATAATCTCAAACGTCACTGCCTGATTTTTAATGCGAGGCTGAAACCAGGTTTGAAATAAATTGCATTCCCACCCTGACTCTGATTCATATCTTGCTGTACCAGGATTTGCGACCGGCGCAATTGGAATAACCAATAAACGCTCTATTAATTTATTTGCAGGTTGAAATTCTTTTGGACGATGCTCAGAACTGGAAAAAATTATTTGATTGCGCGAATCGTAAACTGTTCGATAAATTGTGAAAGCGCAAGATTTATCAAGTATCCAAGAATTACGAAACACAACCAACTCACCTTGCCTTACATATGGAGTGAGAACAACTCTTTGCATTTGAGTAATAGGTGGTGGTATTATTGTTAAGGCAACAGTAAACGAAGCTGTGACAATAACCATAGCCGCCACAAACAATTGCCATGCTACACTTACTCTCGTTATCATTTTATACCGAACGCTCTATTTAACATCGCCGCAACAGAATCATAGAACGCAACAAATCCTGTCGTCACAGCCACG